TTGCCGTTGTGGAACCGGGCGTCGCCCATGTTCGCGACCGCCGGGTTGCTGACAGGAGCGCCCTGCGCTGGGGCGCCAATGTTCTTGGGCGCTGGCATCGGCCCGGGCTTCGGCGCGGGAGCCGGAGGCTGCTGCCCGCCGCCCTGCCGCTCGGCCAGCATCTGCTGGTACTTCGCGTACTGCGCCCGCTGGTACGGCGTGCCGTTGGGGTCGAAGTTGTTGTGGAACCGCTCCATCTGCTGGAACTCGGCCTCCTTGGCGTAGGCAGGGTTGCCAGCAATGTTGTTCGGGTCGAACTGCTTGTTGAACGCGGCCATCTTGGCTTCGGCCGCCGCACGCTGTTCGGGCGTGAACGACTGGTTGATCTGGGATTGCCTGCTTGGATCCCACATCATGCGCTCGGTGCCGTTCACGCCCTTGACGGTCTTCATGCGCTTCTGCATGTCCTGACCGGCCCAGTCCCCGGCATCGAACATCGCGCCTCGAGCAAACAGCGGGTTCGTTCTCGTCTGCTCGGCCAGATACTGCTGCTCGGCCATCGTCCGCTGGGGGCCGCTGCTGTAACCGTCAGGGTTGTAATTTCCGTAGCGGACGAAGTACTCGGTGCCCTTGCGCCCGCCCGCTTCCCATTCCTGGCGCCGTCCCGCCTCTTGGTCCTCCCACGACATCTGCGGAGCAGGAGGCACCACCTCGGGTTCGGGACCCGGCGGGATCTGGCTAGGCGCACCCGGTGCAGGCCCACCCGGCTGCGGGCCAGCCTGCGAAGGCTGCGAATCGGTGACCGTGTTGCCCTTGTTGTCGACGTACCGCCACCCGCGAGACCCAAGTACGGACGGGTCGGAAATCGATGGTTCATCGACGTTTGACCCAAGCGACTTAACGCGCGGTCCCTTGTATCCGGGCGGGTAATACCAGAGCTGCTGGTTCTTGGATCCCCACCCGGGCACGCGCTCGTCGAAATGAATCAGCTTTGCGCCAGCAGCCAAAGCCGCGTCGCGCTCGCTCCGGTGATTCGCGCTCCGCTGATGGACCATGTCGCTGTAAGCGTCCATGCGGCGCCTGCTCTCGGGCGTGTCGTCGGGCTCCGGCGCGTTCATCCAAGGCGGGCGCTCGCCGGGATACGACGGCCGCCAGTTCGGGTCGGGCAGACGGTCGGCCGTGTACCGCGGGTACATCAGCCGCTCCATCGAGGCGTCGCCGTCGATGAACGGGTTACCGCCTTGGTACTCGCCGTTGGGATACCAGGCGTAGTACGGCTCGCCGTCGACGTTGTACTCGATCTTGTAGCCGCCGGTCGGGTCCACCCAGCCCGGGAACTGCGGGCCGCTCGGGCTGTATGGCCCCATCGGGTAACGGTCGGAATTGTTTTGATATTCCGTACCTGGAGCAGGCCGACGGCTGCTGTCGAAATAGGTGTAGGTCGGGTCTCTATCCGGTGTTGGCATAAGGTCTCCCCTAGATTGCCCAGCCGTCGAACGTGAGGTTCGGAGCGGCCCCTGTCGTATTGCGGTTGCAAAGCAGACTGCACGTTTGGTCGGTCCAGTTCGCTTTCTCGGTCGGAGTCGTGTAGACGTTCGCCGCGTTCGTCGCGTCGGCGTCGTTCCACGTCGTGACGATCATCACCGGCACGCGGCCCAAGCCGTGCGTGAAGGTCTTGGCCGTGTTGGCGGCCACGTCGAACGTGCCCGTGAAGTAGACGCCGGCATTTTCGCCGACCTCAAGCCCGCCGTTGAGGGCCGCCTGCAACGGCTGGTAGAGCAGCAGTAGGTACTGGTAGAGCTCGGCGACGGCGCGAGGCCCGAGGTTGTCGAGCAGCGACTTGAACGTCGGCGGGCTGATGCTCTCGGGCACCCTCACGGCCGCTTCTCCCGTCGCGTGGACTCGCGCTCCTCGAAATAGACCGATATTTGTGACAACCGGAACGGCTGGGTGCTGGTGCCCGTGCCCGTGTTTCTGATGCGGAACTTGAACATGTTGCCTTGGCACCTGACCTTCGGCACGACCAGTACGCGAGGCGTCATGCGCTTGCCGTCCGCATACGCCGTCACGTTCATGTCGGCGCTGGGAACCGTGACCAGTTGCTGCACGACGTAGTTCCCGAGGTCGTAGTCGGCGTGGATCTCCAGCGTCAGGTTCAGGTCGCCACCGGGGTCGTCGGAATAGGTGTCGTTCGTGTAATAGTTGAACGCCGTCGTTCGAAGGTCGAGCTCAAGCTTGATGATTTCTTTCTCGGTCTCCGAATTGAAATTGTGCCATTTCGTCTCAACGTAGGCTGGGACCGCTGCCGCGGTGCCGGAGTACGGGCTGGTCGTGTTCCGGTCTTTGCACAACAGCGTCTGGGTGAGCGCCAGGAGCGTCCCGCCCTGCGCCTTGTTCCGCATGGCAACGACGATCTCCTGCCCGGTGCCCGAGTCCCTAAACGTGCCGCCGGAGAAGATTGAGTAGTACCGCGAAACCGTCATCTCTTGGGTCTCAAGCCCGTAGATCAGGTATCGCTCGGCGTTGGTGCCGCTCTCCCATGAGTCGAACGACGTGCCCGGCAGCGAGAACCAGAGCTCTTGGCGAGCGGCATGGTAGATCGTGTGCAGGTTGCCCGGGTAGTTCTGGCCGGGCGCCCACTCGGCCGTGTTCCGAAGCTGCGTCGCGACGCGCTTGAGCGTGGCATTGAGCGGGGCACACGACGCCCCGTCGAAGGTCATCGGCCCGTACTCGGACGTGAAGATATGCTGCCCGCGAACGCTCACCAGCGTCTTCTGCGAGATGCACCCGATCCCTTGGTCGTTGTAGGAGATCGAGTACGGCCCCGGGGGAAAGGCCGCGGAGCCGGTCGGGCGCAGGGCTACTTGCGAACGCGAGCGGTGAACGATCAGCGCGTCGCCGAGAGGCGCCAGCGCCGTGATCGGGTCCATGCCCTCGGTCAGCTTGAGGTTGTTGTGCGTTGCCGGAGGCGACCCGCCGGCCGTCCCGGTGTGCCAGTACATCAGGTTGCCGGGCTGCGAGTACCAGACCGTCCGGTCGTCATTGACGCCGTTCTCGTCGGCCCGCGAGATCACCAGCCGGTCGCGGTGCGTGACGACGTAGTGCGGGCGGTTGTCCGCGGAGAAGGCGACGGCCGACGAGGTGCTGGACTGCGTCTGCCGCATGAACTGGCCGTAGAGGTTCTCGGTCGCGTCCAGCCGGATAAGGAGCGGCCCAGGCTGGCCCCGCGAGCCCTTCACCCCGGGACACCAGACGAGGTAGATCCCGCCGGCCGCGAGCGCCGGGCTCTTGTCGAGGTACAGCGGGCCGGCAGCAGCGCCTGCCCCGCCCCACACGTCGCCGACGCTATAAGCGACTCGCTGCCGGAAGATCGCCCAGCCGGTCTTCCAGATTTGATCCTGCGACGGGTTCGCGTCGGGGCCGGTGAAGCCCGAGCCTGAGTAGGCTGCGTTGGTCGTGCCGGCGTAGGCCGAGGCCAGAGTGAACGTGCCCACGGCGGTCTTCTTCGCGAAGTAGACCGTCTGCACGCCGTCCGCGTCGAGCCCGTACAGCATGTCCACCCAGTCGGGATTCCCAGTAGTGGTGGTGTAAGTCGCCGTGGTGCTGCCGTTCGTGTAGGAGACCGTCCCGGTCCACGCGGTCGAGTACGGGATCGTGTACTTATAGGTCGGAGCCGTAGTCACGCCGCCCGAGACGGTGCTGTTCGCGTCCACCTCGATGACCGCGTTGGACCCGATCAGGAAGTGCCGCCGCACGTCGGTGTTGCCGTAGGTCAGGTCAACCGAGACGAGGTAGGACGCCGGGTACGGGATCGTGTTCCCGCGCAAGAACTTCTCGCCTTCCCGGGTCCACCACTCGGCGTCTACCAGTCGCACGTTGTCGCCCCCGCGCATCGGGTTCCCCTCAATGGCGCGGTCGTCCATGTAGGACAAGTCCAGCCCGCGGCCGGGCAGCAGGCGTGCGACCGACCAGGGCATCAGTAGGTCTCCGATACCCAGCCGGCTAGGACGTAGATGGACTCACCTGCCCATGTCAGCGAGTTGATGCTGTCGCTCGCCCATGTGGTGAGGGCATACGGTGCGGGCACCTAGAACCTCTCGACCACCGGGAGCTCGACGGGCGTGAGGATGGCTTCGGACTGCTTGACCCAATTCGCGGACCAGCCGCATTTTGGGCAGTAGTTTCGTACCATGAAGGCGCGGGTGTCCTCGTCCTGCTTCATCTCGGTGGCGCGGACATGCTCGCACGCGGGCGCGACCTCGATGATGGGCGTCTCGGGCTCAATCGTCTTTTTCGGCATGATCAGATCCACGAATAGGGCCGGTCGGCCTTTTGAGTGATGTTGCGCGGGATCTTGTTGACGCCCGCTTTCGCCCCGGGGACGAACGTCATCTGGAACGGCAGCATCCGGTCGTTGTCGTTGCGGATGGCCTGCCCCATGTAGGTGTCTGCGAGCGTCTTCCAGAGTTGCGCTTTCTGGTCGTCGCCGTAGTGCAGCCAGCCTCGAGCGGTCACCAGCGCCTCGATCAGACGCGAGTAGTTGTCGGTGAAGTCGTTCGTGTCGCTGTCGCCAGACAGAGCCACGGGGAACTTCCACCCGATCATCTCAATCAAGTACGCTTTGTCGGGCGACGGGAACAGCATGAAGCCGGCCCCGCGTTTTGACCAGAAGGCAGGGCGGCCGCCGTTGACTCGCGACTCGTCGTATAGCCCCTCGGTCAACGTGACCTCGGTGAGCTTGTCCCACTCGTCGGTAGCGGCGTCGCGAATCCCGATCTGGGCCGTCATCTTCCAGACGGTCGGGTCGGGGTACTGAATCCAGTTCTGGCCGACGACGAGCGTGGCCGTCTTCCGGTCGAACATGCTCGACCAGAAGTGCGCCGCGCAGATGTCCTCGCGCAGCGCCTGGTTGATCCAGCGCGTTACGTTAGCGGTTTCGGCGCTCGGCGCGTTCGTGCGACTCAGGTTGTCCAGAACCTGAGTCCTGATCTCTGATAGGGTTGCCAAGGTATCCCTTCTCCAGAGCGCGCCTGACGGGGGGGGCCGTCACCGTCCCTCCCCCGTCCGATGCGTGCCGCCTCTCGGCGCCACGGTTCAACTTCTGAATGATGAGGAGCTCGATGCTCGCCATCAGTAGTGCTGGCCGGGCTCCGACCGGGTTCCAGTCGGGTACGGCTGCGGGCGAGAAATCGGAGTGGACTTGGTGTCCATCTCCGGCTCCCTGACCGAGCGCGAACGCCCATCGCTGCACACCTTCTGGGCGTGTGCACATTCGTCCGAGTACGAAGGAGGGTAGTATTCCCCCTCCTCCGTCCCGGGACGCTCGCGCTCGCGACTGACTTCGCGGTCGCGGAACCGCTTCATTACGCGGTCACCACATACACGCGGCCGACCGCGTTGGTGTTCGGCTTGCCAGCGCCGGCCGTGGACTGCACCGAGTCGGCGTTGAAGCGGACGTAGTAGCCGTTATGCCCGAGGGTCGCGAGCGCCGCGGCGCCCGTGTCCTTGGTGTCGATCTCGACGATGAACGCCTCGCCCGGGTTGAACACGTTGTTCTGCGTGAACCGGATGACGTACACATTGCCGGTGATCGGCGTCGGGTTGGAAAGCGGGATGGTGAGCGTCGCAGGCGTCATTGCCACGTCGCCCGTGCCACCCGGCGCCAGCGCCTGCGCCCCGTTGGGCCGGCGCCAGAACTTGAAGATCGGCGCCACGGTCGTCGGGACGACGCCCAGACAGGCGTAGAACTCGCTGATGACAAGATCGCCAGAGACCGCCACGACCGAGTAGATGCAATTCCCCTCGGTCGCCCCGGTGCCGATGGTCGCGAGCCCGTAGGTCGGGTTGGTCGCGTGCCCAGCGGCCGAGCCGACGCCAGCGTTGGTCCGGTGCGCGTCACCGATGCTGTTCTGAAGTCCGTAAGCCTCTGCCACGGTGTGTTCTCCTTTTTCCTAGAATCAGGCCGAGGTGACGTGGACGATGGTCGCCATCGGCTCGCTGCCGGAGACGATGCCGCTACCGGGCCAGATCGGCGTGAAGCCGAGCAGCGCGTACCAGGCCATCGCCTTCTCGCGGCCGAAATCGCCGGGGATCGAACGACGGATCTCGTCGTTGACCACCGTGATCTCCATGACCGTCTCGGCGCCGAAGATGAACATCTCGCCCTTGTAGCCAGACGTTCCGAGCGTCCCGAGGATGTTGGTTTCCTCGACCAGCCGGGTCGAGTAGATGCGACCGACCTCGCCGTTCCAGAAACGGTCGGGGTCGCCGAACTTTACGACCTCCTCGAAATCGGGGTCGTCCTTGATCGCACGGGCGCCATCGACGCCCGAGATCGCGACGTAGTCCTTGCCGTCGTAGGTCGCGACCGGCACCGCCGTGTACGACCCGAACACGCCCTTCTTGAGCGCGTCGACGACGTTCTTGAGATCCCACAGCGCGAAGTCGCGAGTGGCGGTCGTCGTCGCGACGTACTCGGTCCCGGCCGCGTTTAGCGTGGTCGAGATTTCCCACGTTGCAGTCGGAGCGCCGACCGTGCCGGTGGGGATGTACTTCACGCGGCTCTTCGCGAACTCGGCCTTCACCACGCGGTCGATGGTCTTCGTGTTGTCGTTGACCAGCGCGTTCTGGATCGGATCGTTCGTGTCGAACTGCGAGAGCGTCTCGAACTTGCTCGTCCACGGGATCGCGTTGCCGTACTCGTAGGCGACGCATTGCCCGCGGTTGATCGTGATCTGGGTCTTCGGGATCGGAACGCCTTCGGTCAGCTTCCCGCCGGCCGTCTGGACGTTCATCACCTTGTTGAAATCGAGGACATCGCCCATCGACTTCCCGAAGGACTCCTTGGTCTCGGTGAACTGCCGGAACCGCGTGCGCGGCTGACCGACCGTTCGGAGGTTCATCGAGAGCTTCGGGTTAGCGAAGTACCCTCCCGATGCGGACAGATACCAAACCTGCCCTGTCGGCATATTACATCGTCAACCTCGGAGCGCGATGCAGAGTCATCTCAACGGTGATCCCCATCACCGACCGCCACGTCGCCTGTAGTCGTCGTGGTTTGCAGGATTGCGGCGAGCCGCTTTCCACGCCTTCGTGCCTTCGGACAGCATGATGTTGAGCGAGGTCTCGTCCATCGGGACGCCTTCCTCGTTCACCGCCGGTCCGTTCGACGCCGGCCTGCCGCCGGCAGCCGATGCGTCGTAGTTCGGCGCAGCCCCGCGGCTGCGAGCGACCCAGTCGTCGCGCTGCGAGAGGTGCTGCCGGATGTTGTTCGCGGCCTGCACCAGCTTCTGCTCGACGGTCCAGCCGTCAGGCATCTGCTGCATCTGGCCGGCGATCCAGTCCTGGTACGGCCGGATGTCTGCGTTCTCGGCTGCGCCGAAGAAGCTTGTGTAGAGCTGCGTCGCGTACTGCTTGGCCTCGAGGTCCGCGATCTTGGCCTCGTTTTCGGCTCGAGCCTGCTGAAGCGCGGTCTGGGTCGCGATGTTGATCAGCTTGCCGCTGAACCCGACCGGGTCGTTCACGAACTCGTTGATCGCGGCTTCGTTGGCCTTGGCATAGTCGGTCGGCGCCACGGGCGCCGGCTTGGGCGCCGTAGCGGCCGAGGCGATTTTCGGCAGCGTGGACTTGATCTCGGACAACGTCTGTCCGACTGCCTGATTGAACTGCGCCTGCTGCTGAACGAACTGCGCGATGGCCGGGTCTACCGTCTGCTCTGCCATGCCTTACCTTCCTACGGCCCGAAGAACGGCCGTGCGCTGGGTTTCCAGCGCGACATGCCCGCGAGTGTGGACCTCGCGGAGCCAAGCAAGGCAGGCGTCCAGTTCTTGGACCTTGGCGAAGTGCAGCCTCCGGTCCTCTCCTGGGCCGGCGGTAATGCCAGCCTCCTTCGACGCCGCTGCCGCCTGCCGAAGCAGGGCGCCGATGGTGTCCTCCCACCCGGGAGGCGTGAGAACCTGCGCGAGCAGGATCTCCTTGTCCTCGTTGGCGTTGAACCGGGCGAGCGCCGAGTTCTTCGCCACCGACTTGATCTCTGAGTCTCCGATCAGCTTCTTGATGGCGCGGAGGGCTTGAATACGGCGGCAAATCCCGTCGTAGTCATGCTCGGCCGCCCGGTGAAGCTGCGAGGACAGGTTCTCCTCGGTGCGGTCGATGTATTGCGACATGCCCTCCCGCCAGTCGGCGGGCAGCACTCGAGCCGAGGCCCGGGCCGCGTCTTCAGCCGCGAGGAAATCCTGTAGCGTAGCCGCTTTCGGCATCGGTTGGCCGTGTGGACAAGTTCACGTCGCCCCGCAAGGGGGTCTACTGCTGGGACGACTTGATGACGTGGTAGTGCGAGGTCGGCGTCGGGCTCGGCGTCGGGCCGGGCTCAAGGCAGCCAGCGCACAAGAGGGCCAGAAGGATCAGTCGCATAATCGTCCTCAGTCGGCTGAGTCCAGCCGGTTACGCAGGAGGCGCAGCATGCCGTTTACCTGCCGGGTAAGCGCCCCGACCTGCGCCAATGCTTGCGCCGTCGTCGGCGGGTTCAGCGCCAGGTAGGCCAAGTTCGCGTCGATGGCGGCGTCGAGCTTGCGCTGGATGACCGTGGCCGTCTGGACTGGCGGCGGGCTGAAGGTCGTGCCGTCGTAGGTGTAGTCGGAAGCAACCGGCGAATCAGCCGGCACCTCGACGACCGAGCCCCCATCAGGCGGGATGACGCTGCTCGCGTCTGGCGCCTCGACGACGCTCATTACCTTGCCTCCTGGCTTCACGATGGCGAAGCGGGCGGCCTCGGCGGCCGAAGCGGACAGCAAGACTAGTGCTAGTACGAAACCACGAGGCATCCGCCTGCGCCCCCCTTGCCGCCTGCGCCGGAGGTACCAACGCCGCCACTGATGGTGCCCCCGCCTCCTCCTCCGCCGCCGCCGGGAGCTCCACCGGCACCACCCGTGCCGCCGTTGTTGGCGCTAGCGGTGCTGCCAGCGCCACCGCCGCCCCCGCCGGCTAGGCGCTTGCCGGTCGAATAACCGGTGCCAGCCGAGCCGTTCGCGCTGCCGGTAGCACCGCCGCCGCCGCCGGCTCCACCGTTGAGGCAACCGGTGCCACCGTCACCGCCATTGAGCGTGCCAGTCGCCCGACCGCCGCCGCCGCCGCCGCCAGAACCGGGAGAAAATCCGTTCCAAATGGTAAGGCCGGGAACCATTCCACCGCATACCGACGTGGATCCGGCACTGACGCTTCCTATCCCACCATCACGGCCTAGCCACGGATATCCGGTGCTATTAGCGGTGCCAGCACCACCCGATGCGGAAGTTCCTCCACCGCCGGCATTACCGCCATTGGCCGTAAGCCACGACCCAAACGATGCCGCGCTGCCGCTGTTGCCAGTATTTCCATCGGCGATACCGGCCTGTGCAGCGCCACCCGTGCCGCCGTCTGGGATGGTGACGGTTTCGGTCGCGCCTAGTTCAGACGCACGAAACCATGCCTCGCTGACGTTGCCCGAGGCACCGCCGCCACCACCGCTGCTAGAAGTGCTCGAACCGCGACGCCCAGAACCGCCACCACCGCCAGAACCGACGCACCAGACGTAGACCATGTTGGCGCCAGACGGCTTTGTCCATGTGTACGTCCCGTTCGTCGTCCATGCTTGCAGGTCCAACGGGTTGCCACCCGCAGGCGTTGCCCACGTCCCGTTGCCGCTCCAGAACGTCGTCGAGCTCGCGCCGGTGCCGCTGTTCAGGTTTGCCACCGGCAGGTTGCCAGTGACGCCCGAGGCAAGGCTCACTTGCCCGCAGGTCAGGGCGCCCGACGCGGCGATAGCCGTGGCGTAGCGGTTGGCAGCGCAATCGGCCGGGTCTGCTGCCAAGGCCGTCGCCGTGCCGGCGTTGCCGGTGATGCCAATCGACAGGTTTGAGGTGCTGCACTCGGCCGCACCCGACGCATCGACGCCCAAGGCGTACTGACCAGCGGTGCAGTTGGCGCCGTTGGCTGCCAAGGCGGTAGCGGTCCCGGCATTGCCGGTCACGCCGATGGACAGGTTGGCGGTGCTGCACTCGGCAGCCCCGCTTGCGTCCACCCCGAGGGCATACTGCCCGGCCGTGCAGTTCGACCCGTTGGCCGCCAGAGCCGTCGCAGCCGCAGCCAGCGTCGCCGTCGCGGCATTGCCGGTCACGTTGCTAGGCTGCGTGCAGGTGAGCGTGCCGGTGGCGTCGATGCCCGTTGCCACGTTGGGCAGCGTGCAGGAATTCGGCGTGATGCTGGCCGAGCCGCCGCCACCGCCGGAGTAGCCAGACAGCATCGCCGGCCAGGCGATGTCGGCCAGCACGATCAGCATGGCTAGGGCCATGCAAACGACGCCGATCACCGCGGCCCAAAACTGGTCGGGGCTTATCTTTCGGCGATACATCGCACCGTACTGCTGCCGACCGACGTGATGCAGGAAAGCTGGAGGCTCTTGGAGCTTGCCCCGAAGGTGAATGCCGAGCCAGCGGCCAACGACACGGGGGCGCTAGCGGCCACGCAGGTGCATGACGGGCTGGTATTGGCGCAGACGTAGACCTTGTTTGAGCCGTCGTTGAGGCAAGTCACGGCCCGGTAATCGCCTGCGCCTGCGCTCGCGGTCGGGCAATTCAGCAGGTTCGTGGACGACGTGCCGCAGGACACGACGACGCCTTCCACCGAGGCGCCCTGCTGGATTCGCGTGAATGTCGGGTTCGTCGCCCCCTGCCCATGTGCGCGGGCCGGCAGGACCAGCGCGAGCGCGAGGGCGGCGAACCGGACGCGGCTACTTCTGGACGATGTAGTTGATCTTCGCATCGGATGCCGCCGACCGAAGGCAGGAGACCGACACGCTCTTTACGCTACGGTCGAATGTGATGTTCTGGCCCGCAGCGCCGAGAAACCCGCTTGCCGTCGCCGCGGTACACGGCGCAGGCGTGGCCGGGCTCGAGACGCCGGTCTGCACGCAGATGTAGACGCCATTGGCGTCTGCTGCCGAAATGACGATGCCGCGAGCGTCGCCGTTGCCGGTGTACACCGAGGTCGAGGTCGAGGCGCAGGTGACCTGCCCCGAGACGACGCTGCCGCCCTGCTGCTCGCGGGTGAAGTACGGGTTGTTCGCGGTCTGTCCCCACGCGGGGGCGGCGGCGAGGAGAAGCCCCGCCGCCAGAATGAAACCCCGCATGGATCAAATCTCGTCGTAGTAGACGGTGCCCGACACGGCGATGACGCCCGTGGACAGGTCCACCGACTGCGCGATCTTGAGCGCGTTGCCGGCCGTGGTCTCGCGGACCGCGCCGTCGAGCGGCAGGATGACCAGCCCCGTCGAGAAGGGCACGGTCGTGATCGCGGCGGTCTTGCCGAAGCTGGTGAGCTGGTACAGCACGCCGGTCTGGTAGGTGCTGTCCACCAGCGCGATGCTCGGGCCGCTCGCCGCGGCAAGCACGACGCTCACCATCGCGTTGATGTTGAACGCACGAACGCGGATCTTCTTGCCGCTGACCGCAGCGACGACGCTCTGGATGGTGGTGCCGGTAAGCTCGGTGGAAAAGCTCGCCACCTTGGTGCCGACTGCACCCGTGAAAACGCTCTGCTTCTGTGCCCACAACGGACGGTTCGCCATGTCTCTCTCCTTCTAGGGGGCTATCCGCACCCTTCCATCCGCACCTTCATTCGGCGGCGTGGCGGCCGGTTACATGCCCCCGGGGGGGGGCGGTCCTTGAGGTGGTGCGGGTGCCGGGGAAGGCCCGCCTGCTGGCCCCGCACTCCGAGATTGCCCGCCTGCGGGTGGCACCCCACCGTCTGCCATCTGCTGCTGTTGGTTCATTGCGGCCAACTGCTGCATCTGGACGAACTCTTCTGGACTCTTGGGCATCCAGAGGTTGAACTGCGGATCCAAGCCCATCGCTTGGATGATCTGGTAGGTCATCGCGACGAGCGTCTGAGGCGGCGCCGGGATGGATTGCAGCAACTGGAACGCCTGCTGCATCTTGTTGATCAAGTCGTCCCGGCCAAACACGCCCGAGATGCCCTTGACCTGGATGTCGAACTCCTGCGCCAGCATCTGGAGGCGCATCTCGTCCGACATGTATTCCATCGGTCCGGCCCACGCCTGCACCAGTTCCTTCAGCGCCGGGTTCGACAGGTCGCCGCCGTACTGCCAGTACATCTCGAACATCATCCGCAGCGCGGGCTCGAGGTCGTGGCGCTCGAGGTCGCGGGCGAGGTTCGTGATGATGGCGTCGGACCGCCCGGTCTTTTGCTGGATCTCAAACTTGGTGGGCCGGCCGCGGGAGGTGGGCGCCCCTTCGGCGAACTCGTTGATCCGCATGTCCTCGTCGATGCCCTGCGAGAACAGGTTCAGAATCGGGTAGCCCTGCTGGATGTTCGCGTTGAACTGCAGCGGCTTGATGAAGTCCGACCCGCGCCCCTTGTAGACCTTGCCGGGCTCGATGCTGCCGATGTCCGAGCCGCTCATGGCCGAGGTCGTGTCGTAGGTGAACGCCTGCAGGACGCTGTACATGAAGTTGTCGATCATCAGATTGACGACTTTGTTGTACGCTTCCTGCTTGTTCGCAGCGGGGAACGAGATCGACCGGCCCCACGGGCGGCCCGCCCAGCGCACCGGCACCGTCCAGACATACGGGAAGAAGCCCGACCAGAACGGGTTGCGGCCGATCCGCAGGATGCTGCGCTCGTTCCCAAGCGTGACGCGCCAGTTCTTGATGACGACCTTGCCGCTCTCGTCGCGAATGTCGCCCCAATACTCGGTGATCAGGTGCCGCTTGCGCTTGGCATCGCGGGTGTCGAACAGTTCGGTGTTCCGATACCGCTCGTCCTTCTCGTAACGCGAGTAGACGGGCTCGCCCATCTTTTCTTTGGCTTCCGGCCGGAACTTCCCGCAGGCAAAGCCGTCGTCCACGTCCGCGTCGTCCATCATCGACTCCTCGATGAAGAACTTCCCAGTCATGGCATGGTCGCAGAACGGGTCTGGGTAGACCGACCAGATGGGGACGTGGTGCGCCTTGATGCCAGCGCGAAGCCGGGGCGACGGCGAGACGATCTTGCGGGTGACCGGTTGCCCCTGCGCGGCCAGATACTGCATGAGCATCGGGTCATCGAACAGCGGAACGTCGATCAACTGCGGCGCGGTCTCGGTCCATTGCTCCCAAGACAGGCGCACGCAGCCCGAGCCCAGCAGGAGCGCATCTTTCAACGCCTGGACGTACTCGTCAATGAAGCCCGCGTCCTCGACGACGAGCTCCATCACGCGCTGGATGAACCGGACCTGGGACTCGTCGGCGCTGGGCAGACGTTTCTGGAACCGGAACCACTCTGGCGCGTCCAGCAGGGCCGCCTTGAACAGCGACGACGCGGTCTCGATCTTGTTGAAGACCTCTTGGAAGGTGACGGCGCTCTGCCACGACTGCTTGCCCTGCGATTCGGACGTGCGGTTGCGGTAGAGCGCCTCCATCCAGCGCCAGTCGGGCTCGAGCGCATTACGCATGCGCTTGGACTCGTCCCGGGACTTCAGGATCTGGCTGACGATCTGCTCGTCGGTCAGTTTCGCCGCGGCCTCCATGTCGAGGATACCCGACATGGCGGGATCGAGCCCGGGCTCGATGAGTTCGGGGAACGGAAACGGCGGGTAAGGCTGGAGAATGGCGGGCTCGTCGCCCTGCGTGAGGCTAGGATCTGCCGCGTCGCTTCCAAGCATCCCTGATCTGCGCTTCCAGTACGTTCAGCACGGCCTCCGACCGGAAAGGTGGCAGCGGGGGAGGCTGGGCCGGGTTGTACGGCGGCGGCGTTTGCCCAACTTGCAGACGCTGCACAAGGGCCACGACTTCGCGCCGGGTCATCGGCTGGTCGAAGTCCACCTCGGGGGCAGGCGGCGGCGCAGCGGCCGGCGGCGGGTCGCGGAACGCGGACAGGTCGCCCGAGAACGTGGTCGTCGGCGCCGTGTACGGGTCCGGTGCCGGTGCGGGCACCGGGCGCAGGGTGTCGAGAAGCTCGTCTGAGAGGGAAATGCCGCCGTGTTCGTTCACGGTGACTCCCATTTCGGCAAGAGTGCCAAGCATGTCGTGTTGCGCCTGCTGGTAGGCTTGGGCCATAAGCGGGCGGGCGACGAATGCGTCCACGAAGCCCGCGAATTCGGCCGTAGACCCAATCAGAAGGCCGAGCCTCGACGCCTCCCCATTGAGTAGGTGTCGGACAGATTCGGGATCAAGCCCCGCTCGCGCAATAATCGAGCGGCGAGGTCTTCCCCGCTTTGCTGGCGACGGCTCGATTCGGTGTACGTTTGAGCTATTCCGGCTGTCGGGATCTCCATCTTCCCTTGCAGGCGCTGGTAGGTCAGTCCCGGGAAGCCGGCCAGGTAGCGGAGGCAGTCCACCCAGTCCTTTGCTTTCTGTTTGTGCTGCCACGACTTCGTTTGCGTCGGATCCCATATGAACCTCTGGAGCGCGGTCAGCGGACCGTCGCCCATGTTGGCTACCGGCTCAGTCAGCCGGAGCTTCGGAATTGCTTTCTCCACCTCGGGGCGCCACACCGGGCGCAGCCAGTCGTGGAGCTTCTGCATGGGGGTATCTACGGACGGCTCGTAGTCGAGCCCGCGTTCGTGGAACTCATCGAAGAACGTCTTCTCTAGGTCGCGGTTGGAGATGAACTGCCCGCCGCGCTGGTCCATGACGGCCAGCGACACGGGCCGCGGCAGCCTTGAGCGTTCGGCCTTCACGGCTTCCGACATCACGTCGAACGACCCGTCCGCGATGTGTTTGGCATGCACGACGTAGACGAAATCGTCGGGCGAAAAGACGGCCCAGATGAGGAACAGCCCGCGTTTCATGGACGGGTCGCAGACCTCGACGCAGGGCCATCGCTTGGCTTCGATCATTGCAGTTTCTCGTTCACGCCGTGCAGTTTCCAGCAGACCGAGCAGACGGCCATCGCCCAGCGGATGGGCTTGGCGCATGTGGCGCAGTTATGGCGCGTCTCCCCGAGCCTCCATCGGTCTCCTGCGACGTGTTCGCGGATCAGGTCCGGTCGGATCGGCGCCACCTTCCGGCGGCGCTTCTTCATTGCCGCGGCATGCCCGGGACGATCAGCGGCACGTCCTTAGGCAGCTTGATGCCCAAGTCCTTCTCGATGTCGATGACGACCGGCTGGCCGCTCATGCCGAGGATCATCTTGGCGAGAGCCAGCCGGATGTGGTCGAGCTTCTTGTCGTACTCGTCCAGCCGGTTCACCAAGGCGCCGGCCCACTCCTCCATGTCGTCCAGTTGCTGCTTTGTCGGCTCGTCCATGTCATGTCACCTATGTCACGTCACCAAAGTGCCGGGCAGACGTGCGTGTCTCGCGAGACGTACCAGAACTCGACGCCAGCCATGTCCAGAAACTCGCCGCGCTCGCGGGCGGCACGCTCGGCCGGGTTCGTGATGCCCGACAGGAAAGCCTTGATCTCGTCGTGAGGCAGCGCCCCGCCGTTGCATTCCTTGCAGTTGTCGTGGATGTCGCCACGAAACACCGCTGAATGGTCGTGCGCCGGGGCGTCAGGGTCGTTCAACGGCGCGACCAGCGCGTCGAACATCCACGGCTCCTTGATCGGGGTTGCCGTTATTAGAATCCAGCCGCGCCGGGCCATCGTGCCACGGCGCACGGCGGTGAAGATTGACTCAGGCGGCGGCTCGTCGGCCCAGACGCCATCCCAGACCGCGCCCTCGAACGAGGCCGGATCCTGGTCGTAGGACATGATGTGAAGCTGGGCGCCTGACTTGAAGTAGAAGATCTCGGGCAGTTTCGTTCCGGTGCCGCGCTTGGGCGGCTTAGACAGCATGTCGGGGGCGATGAAGAACTCAAGCTTCGGCAGGATGGTCTTCGGGATGGCCGAGGTGAAGTTCTCGCCCATCGCGAGGAACCGCTTGCCCGAGCGGTCGATGTCGGCCCAGTCGGCCGGGATCTCGCCACCCAGCGATGGCGGCAATACTCCGGTGCAGCCAGCCACGGTCTTCACGGCGCCGAGCTCGGTCTTGCCCCATTGGTTGCCAGCGACCGCGCAGATGATCTTTTTCTGGCACTCCAGCACCGGCCGCTGGTGCGGGAACGGCTTCCAGAGCGCGTACTTGCCCCGCTTTCGCAGCGAGATAGCCGCTGTTGCGGCCTCATCCAGTAGCTTCCGAAGCTCTTCCTCGGAGAGTTCCGCTATCGTGCGCTCGTCGATCCGACTCACGCCCGGTGCGTTTGCGGGGTTTCCTGCGGCGATTCAAGGGTGAATTGCGCCGCATCATGTCGTGCACGATTACCTCTCGCACCGTGTTGTGGGCAGGAGGTTTGCGGGCATACAGGGCCCGCCGGCAGGAATCGGGCTCCAACCCCAGCGCGTCGCAGACCTCGACGAACGAGTACCCCACCGGGGAGTGGTACGGCTGCCCGCTCTCAAAACAGCCGTCCACCCACGCCCGCAGGACCAGCCGCTCGATCACGCTCAGGCTCGGGTAGCGGTGCCCGTGGTGCAGGTCGTTCCACGCTTGCGTCAGCATGGCCCGGCGCAGGTTCAGTTCGGGAACGTCGCCGGGCACCTCGCCGAAGGTCTGCGCCCAGAGGTAGGCGTCGCCCACCTGGTCGAACTGCATGGCCTTCTGCTGGGCATTGGCTGGCGGCGGCTTTTCGTTGATGGGGACCGCTCGATAGGTGAAATACCGCCGCCCCTTAGAGTCCAGCACGGGGCTGGTGACATCACACCCAAAAGATTATGTCAAATAGGTCACTTGACCTAAAAACCGACAAACCCCCGTAAACACTAAGGAAAACGCCCCTAGCGTCTACCCCTATTGACCGAGGTCGCGGTCCTCCCCCCTACTACCCCCCTCCGCAACAGGAACAGGTCGCCGGGTGTCGGCGTCCTCGCGGACCTTGCGGCCTGGGCGCTCCACGCGGGTGGGAGGCGAGAAAGGCTCCGCGACCACCTCGATTTCGCTCTTCGCCGCCTGCCGGCGGGCGAGCTCGCCGCGCAAGGTCTCGATGTTCGACAGGACATCGAGGAACTGGTCTGGCGTCACGTTCGACCCGCTCCCAGCCGCTTCCGCTGCCCATTCGCCCCATTGAGCCGTCTTGTCGGCCATGATGCCGGCGATAACCGCCAAGTCCCGGCCGCCGATAGGTTTACGCACAACGTCGCCCTGCTTCGTCAGGACGTGGTCGCCGTGGTCAAGCCGGTCGCGAAGCTCGCTGACCGCCCGGTCCCACAACGACCCGGCCTCAAGCGACCGCTTCCGCGCATGCTGCTTGCGAATCGCTTCCACCGCCTGCGCGGCCTCGGGCGCCGCGAGCCACCGCTCGAGCGTGCCAAGCGGCACTCCAGTTGCCTCCGCCGCTTCCTTTACCGAGCCCAAGTCCGCGTAGGCCGCAATCGCCGTTTCCCGGTCGCCTGGCGACCACGGCTGGCGCGGGCGACGAGGGGCCAAGGGCGCTTTTTGGTTTCCGCGGGGGAGAGAGGAGGCGATATCCCCGTAACGGGGGGCCGATGGGGCTTTCGCCCCATCTGCTTGTCTTGATGCTCCGGCGCCTCCGGCGCCTCCGCAGGCCGGCCGGCGAACGGGGCGGCCCTGGCCTCCGGCATCCCCTAGCCGGGAGCCGGGACCGGACCCGTAGGGGACGGCATCCGGGTCCCCTTTCGTACCAGCGAAAGGGTTTGGAGGAGGGCCGCTATCGCTCTCCGCGCTACTCTGCCCCATACCCTCGGCATGGTCGCCCGATTGCCCGAGCTCGCCCGCATCGTCCCGACTACCGTCGCTCGGGACCCCGCTTCCCCCGTGCCTGCGATTGGTTGCCATCGCCCCGCACGCATAGCGCCACCTCGAAGGCGACGCAATCTCGGCAGAAAGCGACGCAATTGCGGCATAGGGCCCCTATGCTCTTGCCATGTAACCCCCATATATCGTTTACGACGCCGAAATCCATTGGCATGCTGCATGCTTAGTTATTGAGTAGGAGGTAACTAGCATGGATGCTGAATTGATTCAGTTTATCGCGCTTGTCGTCTCGGGCATTGGCATGCTCGCAGTTCTCGCGACCTGCATTCACGATTAACCAACAACCCCTAGGAGAATGCACATGGACTACTGGAACGACGCCCGAGGATTGCAGGAGGATTGGAAGCGGGCGAAAGCCGAAGCCGAACGGGCCCTTGAATGGGCAACGGCGCTCGAAGAGTCCGGCGCCGGTTCGGCCGATAATGTTGCGGCCGCCTGGGAAACCGTCGCGCGATTCGACCGGGTTGCCGCGTCCCTCTACGCTTCCGCCGCCCGCGCGGCCGCTAGGGGTGCGCGATGAAAATCAACGTTACATATGAAACCATAACGCCCGAGTCGGCGGCAGAAGGGGAATTCGAGGATGCCGGATTTCGGGAAACCGGACGCGACTATGGCTTTCGGGAATTGTACCGCCTGGTAGCCGATTGCGAACCATCACAATCGTTTCTTGATGATGCGGACGACGGTTCTCACGTTTGGTTCACTGAACTCGACTCGGAGCCGGACTATAGGACCGGCGCCGAAACTCGGCTTTCCTACCATTTCGCCGATTCGCCGAGGGCCGCGAAACACTGGGCAAAGTTAGTTCGCCTGGTCTTAGCGCGGCGCCGGCTTCCCTGGTCCCGCTACCGCTAGGCCATTCACCCGGGGCCCCCTAGACGGGGGGCCCCTTGTGAGTCGCTTAGGCTCACCGGCTCGCATCCCGCGGCCGGAACCCCCGTCACCAGGCGGGCCCATAGGAGATCGCGCGATGAAAATTCCGAACGTCAAGCCAGATTGGGAGTTTGGGGTGTTTAACGGGGTCGCAGTAGTTCCGGCGCCCCGCGCCGGTGCCCCGACATGGGACAACCTTTCGGCTTTCTTGGTCCGCGGAACTAGGCTCGAAACCGATAATTACCGCGGCGCCCCCGATGCCTATCGTGCCGACCGGCGCCGGATCGAGCGGGATCGGGCCGACGCTCGGGAATTGATCCGTTGGGCTCAGGTTTGGGGCGTCGAGCCGGCCGCGGTCGCGCATCAATTGTCGCGCCTCACCTGGAACGACTCGCACGGGTGGGATTACTGCGCTGGTCAATACTACCCGGTCGAGGTATGCGGCGCCGTCGCGCAAGCGGTATCCGGCGCGATTATCGACCACCACCGGGAAAAGGCGCTTGCCAATCCCCCGATTGATACCGCCACCGGCCGCGCCGTCGAAAATCCATGCGCGGGCCTTTTCGAGTCCATTTCCGCATACATCGCGGCATGCGGCGGGCCCGGCTCGCGCCGGCTCGCGAGGTGGTTCCGATGAATCGCCACCGGTGGTTTAAGCACCCCCGCCAAGGCTACATGCTCCGATTCTCGCACGCCCCGACTTGGGACAGCCTTCGGGCATTCGTAGGCCAGCGAATCCGCCTCGACGGCGCGAATTACTCCGACGCGGCCTCTTACCGAGCGGACCGCAAGCGAATTGACCGGGACCGGGTTGAAGCCCGCGAAATGATTCAAATCGCGGAGACCGCTGGCATCGACCCGGGATCGGTCCCGACAACGCGCCTAACGTGGGACGCGGCGACGGGCTGGGACTACACCCCCGGGCAGTACTACCCGACCGAGGTGTTTGGGGCGGTCTCCCGCGCTGTTACCGATGCCATCTGGCAGACCACGTTTGACCAGATCCACGCGGCGGGCGGCGAGCCGAATCGGAACGCCATCGTCCGCGAAGCCCGCAACCTTGCGACCAACGCACGGGCCCAAGAGGCCGTTACCCGCTGGTTTGTCTAAAACGCGCGGGGCGGGACGGGTAGGAGCCCGATCCCGCCCCTAACCCCTAGGCCGGGGAAACCATCGGCCGAAGGGGCTAACCCCGGGGCTAGCATGCCCGGGCAGAAGGGGGAAACCATGACGACCTGCCAGTACGATCCGACCGACGAAGGCATCCAGCTTGCCCAGCAATCCGTCACCGCTGCCCAATCGGAAGACGGGTTGACGCGCCGCGATGCAATCAAGCAATGCCTTGCCGAGATTGACTTGCCCGAAGGGGCTGATGAACGGGCTTGGGTATTCACCCCGTATGGCGACGAAGCCGAAGCCGTGCGCGATTCCGCCCGTTCGCAGCTTCGGGCGATGCTCGCCGATTGCGACGGCCGAAAGCCGTGAAGCTCGCTCACCTACGCTACCCCGAGCTCGCGGAGGCGCTCTCGATCCTGCTAGACGGGATCGAGGGCGCCGCCCGAGCCGGGGCCGATGGCGAGCTCCTGGCGGCCTTGCGCGAAATCGAAAGGGGCAAGCCTGCGACGCCGTTGCTCGCCGACAAGCGCCCGCTTGCGTGGAAGCTCGTCCTGACCCGGGTCGTCTCAATCATCGAGCGGTACTACGGGCTCGAGCCTCGCGACCTGGCGTGCCCGACGTGCAGCGGCCGGCTTATGTGCGCCCGCTGCAACGGGCGAAAGGGGGGGCACCCGAAAGGGACGCACTCGCCCGAGGAAAGGGAGAAAGCCCGGGCGTCCGCCGAGATCGCTCGAGCGGCTCGCCGCGCCCGTTTCCTAGCGCGGAAGGGGCAAGGTGAGGGGGTACCCTAGGCCTCCCCGTAATCGTGGCTCCTAGGCCGGTTTCCGGCCGTTCTAGGGGCCGGTTTCAAACCCTTCGCTGCCAAGTTCCGATTCAGCGTCTCGATCATCTCGGAAAGCGCCCGCTCGGCCTCCACCCGCTCCTCGACCGAAGGGGCGGACTCGGCGAGCAGTAGCCGGCGCCCTCGCTCCACGTCTTGCCGGGACTGGTAGCGGGCGGCGCCGCTTCGCACGTCGGCGACGGAAGGGAAGTTCGGCTTGTCGCGCACCATCTCGCGAGCGCCGGCCATCGCCGCGTCGAAAGGGAGGTCGCCGAGCGCCTCGGCCCAGAGGCGAAGGGACACCTCGCTCCACGGCGGGCCGGGGTAGGCCGCGGCGCAGTAGGCAACGACCTTGCGGGCCTCAAGCTCGGTCATAGCGCCTCCGCGAGAAACGCATGCAGGCGCACGTCGGTCGTATGCGGCCGGGTGCCCGGGCGCGAAAGGGCGGTCGGCTGGGCGCGACGCAGCCAGTTGCGGAACGTCGCCGACCAGTCGGACTTGGCCGTCGCGAATTCGTGATCGGCAAACCGGGCAAGCTCGGCGTCCAGGTCGATCCCGCGCTCGGCGGCTATCGCCCGGTGGCTCTGGTCGGGCGTGAACCCCGAAGGGGCACGCCTGCCTCGCACACCGCTAGGTGTGCGTGTTCTTGTCCCTGTTTTGATGACTGTATTGATGACTGTATTGTTATTGGCATCGGTTTGCATCTGCTTTGCATCTGCTTTGCATTGCTTCTGCTTTGCATGTGCATCCCATCGGCGTTCAGCAGCCTTCCGGCGGCGCTCCGAGACCTCGGCGCTCTTCGCCATGTCCGCCTCGTAGGACGGCCAGAGGCGCGTCACGACGGCCCAGACCTCGTCGCTTACGCCCTCGGGGCGCATGTCGATGCTGCCGATGAACCAGCAGTCGCAGAGCGCCTCGACCACCTTCCAGCGATCCGCGTCCCCGAGCCGCCGGAAGTCAGGATCGGCGTGCAACTGCCCGAACCGGAGCGGGATCCACCACCTCGACTTGCTCCCCATCGATCCCCCATCCCCGCGCTGAAACCCGCGGATCTGCTGGGGATTCCACCCGGCGCTCTAGTGCATCCAGACCGAATGGAATCCTGCTAGCCCCTATGCCGTATGCTTCCTTCTCGCAGCCTCCCGGGGGTCGCTGAGGGCCCCCAGGTAGCGGTAGTAGTGCCGCTCGATCCTCGTGATCGAGGTGCCGCAGTAGGCCGCGACGTGCCCGATCTCGGCGCCGTCGGAGATCGCAGCCGAGATGGCGTGCCGGCGGCCCGCGTAGAGCCCACGGTGCCGCACGCCGACATCCTCGCAGGCCCGGCGCATCCAGTAGCAGCCCAGCGCCTGCGTCCTGACCAGCCGGCCCCGGTGCAGGCACACCCACTCGTCTGCCTGCCCACGCCGGCGGCGCAGGATGGCGCCCAGCCGCTTGCTGACGCCGATCTTGCGGATGCTGCGCTTGGTCTTCGTACTGGTCACCTGCCCGTCCACGACTGCCCGCTCGATCAGGACGCTGTTCTTGTCGATGTCGCCCCACTTGAGGCCGCACGCTTCGCTCGGGCGCAGGCCGGCCAGCATGACCAGAGCCACGGCCACCTCGAACTGCGGCGCGTGCCAGCGAAACCACTTGAGCAACAGGTCCACCTCGGCGTCGCTGTACGGGTCAGGCTTGGGCGGATCGACCCGCGGCCAACGCAGCGCCCGCATGGGGTGCGCCGGGATGAGCCCGTCCACGACGGCCTGCTTCAGCACGGGCCCGATGGCCGAGCGGAAGGTGTGGCTGACCGACGCAGGCTTCATGCGCTGCATCATGTCGCGCTGAACGCGCTCGAGCTCGGCTACGGTCACGTCCTCGATCCGCAGGTGCCCCAGCGCCGGCAGCACCTGCGCCCGCAGCACGCCCAGGCGCACCTTCGACGTGTAGGCCGTCACCCAGGGCGGCGAGCAATACCTCGAGTGCCACGCGAGCGCGTAGCGACCGAAGGTCGCCGGAGCGGCCTCCTCGAACAGGGGCAACTGCTGCATTGGGTCGGGGGTGAAACGTGGCCGGTCAAGTACCGACTCTTCTCCCCCCAAAGCAACGCGGCGGGTGCCCATGCAGCCGCCATACTACCCCGTCTTGGACGATTCAAGCGGGGGGCCAAAACAGCGGGCGGGCCTGCGCTCGCCATACTACCCCGTCTTGCACAATACAAGCGGGTTCGGTAGGCGAAAGGAATGCCTATGCCGAGGAAATGGGGAAATGGCCCGGACGAACTGAACCAGCCACGGTTCGTCCAGTTCCCGGGCAAAGTCGATGAGTGGCTGCATGAAGTCGCCGATGCCGAACGGCGATCTTTGGCATGGGTGATCCGCGAGATCGTAGTGGACGCCTACGAGCAGGCCACCGCGGCCCCCAAACGCAAAGCTGCCGGGTAGGTCCGTTGCTGGCTCCTTGCCGGCGGCTTGGCGCCGGCCTCTTCGGGGGCCGGCGTCTTTTTTTCTGCCGTCAGTCTTGAACTGGACAAGACGGTCGTGTAAGCGACCCGACAGCAACGGACGAGGCCCATGTCGGGCCTTCTAAGGAGAACGCGATGAACAAAGAAATGATCAGGTGGGCGCTTGCGATGGCCGAGCTCAAGGGCCGGTACGCGGAGAAGAACTACGTCTCGTCGGACGCCCGCGAGTTGCTCGAGCAACTCGACCGAATCAACGCGCAGGTGCTTCGGGCGCTCGGGCTGGACGAGCAGCCGGCGGCGCAGGAGATCGACTTCCACACGCTCCAGCCGACCTCGCAGGTGGCGTCGTGAGCCGCCGCGACTCGACGGTGCGGTTCGTGCAGGTCGATGGCTGGTGGGTGCCGGTTGAGCAGCCGGCGCCTGCGCCCCGCTACGACGCATACCACATGATGGGCGCGACGTTTGCCGGCTTCTTGGCCGGCCTCCTGACGCTCGCGTCGATGGTGCTGCGATGATCCCCGTCGCCACCAGCACCCGCGAGGCGTGGCTCAAGGCCCGCACCGGATACATCACGGCTAGTGACGCGGCCGCGGTCCTCGGCATGAGCCCGTGGCGCTCGCGCATGGAGGTCTGGGCAGACAAGCGCGGCATGGGCCTGCCGGTCGAGGAGACCGAGCGCATGCGGCTTGGCCGGCTCCTCGAGCCCGCCATCCTGCGCCGCTACCAGGACGATTGCGACCACAAGGTCCACCCGAACGACCAGTTGTACGTCGCCGACAGGGTGCCCTTCTTGGCCGCGACGCCCGATGCGTTTGTTCGCGACGACGCAGGCACGCTGGTCGGGCTCGCCCAAGCCAAGGCCACCAGCAGCACCAGCGGTTGGCACGACGGGCAGCCGCCGATTTACTACCAGGTGCAGGCAGCGGTCGAGATGATCGTCGCCGACGCGCCGTGGGACGATTTCCCGACGCTGGTCGCCGGCAGCGATTACGTCTGCCCCCGGGTCGAGCGCGTGGCCTCGGCCGAGGAGCGCATCCTCTCCGAGCTCGCCGAGTTTTGGGAGCGGTACGTCATTCAGGGCGCGACGCCGCCGCCGGTTTCCGAGCAAGACATCAAGGTCTACTCGCGGATGGTCCCGGCGGTCGAGCGCAAGATCATCTCGCTGCCCAGCGAGGCCGCGACGATCTACGCGGCGATGCGCGAGGCCGAGAAGGTCGCAACCGCGGCCGAGAAAGAGGCCAAGGCCCTCAAGGCGCAGCTTTTGGGCTGGCAGGGCGATGCCGAGGTCGGCGTCATCCCGGGCACCGGGATGTGCATGAAGCGCAGCATCGTCGAGGTGCCGGCGAAGCAGTCGCAGCCCTATTCGTTCACGAAGTACCAGAGCGCCAAGTGGAAAGGAGCAGCAGCATGAGCAACGAGGTAGCCGTGGCCGAGCGCCACGACCTGGACGACCAGACCCTGTTCTCCCTTGTCTCGGACGGCGACTGCAAGAAGCTCTCGCCCGAGCAGCGGCTCCAGTATTACCGCGCCCGCTGCGACGCCGCCGGGCTGGACCCTCGAGCCCAGCCGTTCCAGTTCATCAACCTCAATGGCAAGCTGGTTCTGTACGCTTTGAAGGCTGCGACCGACCAGTTGACGGCCAAGCACGGCATCCAGCTTGAGATCCTCGACCAGCGGACCGAGGCCGGGATCCGCATCGTGACCGTGCGTGCCACGACTCGCGACGGCCGCTCGACCGATGAGATCGGCGCGGTCGCGGTGGACGGCCTGCGCGGCGACAACCTCTGCAACGCCCTCATGAAAGCCAGCACGAAGGCCAAGCGCCGCGCTGTTCTGAGCGTGTGCGGCCTGGGGCTGCTGGACGAAACCGAACTCGAAACGTGTGGCGCGTCCAACCCCGCGCCCACCCGGGAGCCGGCGCGGGCTCCGGTCCGACACCTCACGGACCTGACCTCCTCAACGCCCGCGCCGGCCCCGGCTCCCTCGACGCCCGCCCCGAAGGCGAAGGCCGTCGAGGCCGACGCCCCAAGCGAGGCTGACTACCGGCCGTTCACCATCCGGCGCGTCTTCGCGGACAAGAAGGAAGGCACCAGCAAGGCTGGCAAGCCGTACTCCTTCACGTCGTACAAGGCGATGACCGAGGAAGGCGTGAAGCTCTCGACGCTGTCCGACTCGTTCGGCGCGATGCTGCGCGAGGGCGCCACGGTTTCGGCCGTCATTGCTTCCGAACCGAAGTACGGGGCGCATGAGATCATCGACCTGCGCGAAGTGGTCGAGGGCGAGATCACCGACGTGTGGCCCGACATGGACGACCTCACGATCTGACAGAGAGGGGGACGGGAGGGGTCGGCCGCATGACGGCTGGCCCCTCCCGGTGCAGGAGGTGGCGATGGGGTTGATGCGACAAGGCATCGAGGCGCTAGGCCCGCTGTTTCAGCCGCCAGCGCAGGCGCATAGCCGCACCTCTGTCGAGGCGGCCAAGCGCATCCGCGGCAAGAGCGCCGCGCTCAAGGCGCAGGTGTTTGCTTTCATCAAAGCGCAGGGCGAGCTCGGCGCGACCGACGAAGAAGTGCAGACCGCGCTCGGCATGGGCGGCTCGACGCAGCGGCCCCGGCGCGTGGACCTTGAGGCCGCCGGCATAGTGCGCGACTCAGGCCGCACGCGGCGCACGACCAGCGGCCGGCAGGCCGTCGTATGGGTGGCAGCATGATTAATTTGGTTCACGAGTCTTTAAGTCTGCGCCACCTGACGCCGGACAAGATTGAATGGAAATGCCTGCGTTGCCAACAGCAT